AGCAAGGTCGTCTCCACGTTAAATTTGAGGGTGCTACGATTTCAGGAACTACTGGGTCTACTACAGCTCAAAGATTTAACATTGTACCTGCTGGTTCACCTGCTGCTTCAGCAATTCCAGTGAGAGTTGGTCAAACTCTTGTTGTTTCTGATGAGGCCGCTGGGTCTACTAAGACTGACAAGGTTATTGTAACAGCTGTAGCTGGAGGTGGTAGTGGTATCACTGTTGCTCCATACGCTGCATCTCCAAGCATTGTTGATGGATTAACAGTAACTGCATTTATTTATGGTTCTGAGTTCCGTAAAGGAGATACTGGAATGGAAGGCTCTATCGAGGCTGAAGACAATATCTTCGAGAACAAGCCAATCATTCTAAAGGACAGATATACTGTTGCTGGTTCTGACATGGCTCAAATCGGATGGGTAGAAGTTACAACTGAAAATGGTGCTACAGGTTACCTATGGTATCTAAAATCAGAGCACGAGACTAGGCTTCGTTTTGAGGACTACCTCGAAACTTCTATGGTTGAGGCTGTTCCTGTTGAAACGAACTCAGGTGCTGCTGGAGCATTAGCGACTAGTGCATACGGTTCACTACCTGCTGGGTCTTCATTGGCACAAACAGGTGGTTCTGAAGGATTATTCCACGCAGTAGAGAATAGAGGAAATGTTTGGAGTGGTGGTAACCCAACTACTCTTTCTGACTTTGACTCTATCATTCAGGTTCTTGACAAGCAAGGTGCTATCGAAGAAAACGTATTGTTCTTAAACAGACAGTTCTCTTTCGACATCGATGATATGCTTGCTGCTCAGAACTCTTATGGTGTAGGTGGTACTTCTTACGGTCTTTTCGACAACGACGAAGAGATGGCATTGAACCTCGGATTCACAGGATTCCGCAGAGGATATGACTTCTACAAGTCTGACTGGAAATACCTCAACGATGCCACTATGAGAGGAGGCGTAAAAGCTGGAAACATCAACGGTATTCTTGTACCTGCTGGTTCTACAACTGTTTACGACCAAATTCTTGGCAAAAACGCTCAACGTCCGTTCTTACACGTAAGATATCGTGCGTCTGAGTCTGAGGACAGAAGATATAAAACTTGGATGACTGGTTCTGCCGGTGATGTAAGAACTTCTGATCTTGATGCAATGGAGGTTCACTTCTTATCAGAGCGTGCGCTTTGTGTTATGGGAGCGAATAACTTCGTTATGTTTAAGAACTAATATTTCTTAATTAATGGGGGAGGCAACTCCCCCTTTTTTAAATTTTAATCAAATGAAAGATAAAATATACGTGCTGACGCAAGATAGAGCACCACTAAACTTCTTGTTGGCTTCAAGGCACACGCACCGAAGCCCTCTGTTACATTTTGACGGAAAAACAAATCGAGCCCTTAGATATGCTCGCAACCAAAAAACACCATTCGAAGATGAGCAAGATGGCAACGCCATTTTAGAACCAATCATTTTCAAGGATGGCTTTCTTCACGTTCATGCCACCAATCCTTTTCTTCAGCAGTTTATGGATCTCCACCCTGGGAATGGAGGTATATTCATGGAGCTTGATACTGAGAGGAACGCTCAGGAGGAGTTAGATATTATTAGTGCCGAGGTAGATGCCTTAATAGCTGCTAAAAGTCTTGATATTCAAACAATGGAGACATTGGGTCGAGTATTCTTAGGACTTAACACAGAGAAGATGTCATCTGCTGAATTAAAGCGAGATGTCATTCTGTTTGCTAAAAACAATCCTATTGAGTTCTTGGAGGCATTAGAAGACCCTATGCTTGAGATTCAAGACATAGTAGCTAAGATTTTTGAGGAGGGATTATTGTCTATGCGTAACAAGAACAAGGACATTTACTTCAACCTTCCTGGGAACAAAAAGAAACTTACTAGCGTCCCTTATGGAGAAGACCCACAGCACATTGTGGTATCATTGCTTCAGCAGGATGGGGATATTCTAAATATGTTCGAAAAACAATTATCTAAGAAAAAGGGTGAATAATAAATATTTATCTATATATTTGAATCGCTAAATGTTCATAATTATTGTTTAGAGGGCCCTCTCGGGGGTCCTTTTTTATTTAGTATATTTGCGTCATGGAAAAATATTTACGTATAAACTCATTAGCTGTAGCCAAGGCCGCAGATACAAGTGTTGCTCCTAACACAAACAATGAATTAAAAGGAAGTGGAGCTATTGATTTCACAGCAGTAGCTGAAGCAGGAGACTTTGTCTTAATTTCAACAGGTGGTAGCAATGGCCCTGCGTATGCGCTTGATAAAGTAGTAAGCGTAACTGATGCTGACGAATTAATACTAAACACAACGTCTACATTCGGGATACCAACAGGCAAGCAGTTTCAAATATACGACAAGGACACTCGAAGAGATAACATTATTAGATGTAATGATATTGTATCTATAGTTCAAATAGGAGGGGCTAGAGACGTCGCTGCGGGCTCTCCAATTGTTGGCCTGATATATACTGGCATTGAGATTCAGTATACGGGCGGGGCTATGTTAACGATTGTGTTTGAAGGTAATGACCCAAACGAAACCAAGGCAGGGCTTTTCCTAGATGCTCTTATCAATCAGATAGAAACACACTTGCAGTCTAGTGCCACCAAGGTAATGGCAGACTTTGTTATTCCTCCAGGCTCAGAAGATTTTGTGGCCATACAGAGAGGTTCAGCAGCAGTTGCAGTTTCTTAGTATATTTGCAGAGTATTTTTTTTACCATAAATTTTTTTTACCATGGATACAAAGTATTTAGAAGTAACTGTCAAGAACGAGCAAACTCAGTTGGTTCGTATCAGTGACATTATTATTGTAGAGCAGGCAGGCACTGCTAAAGTTGAAATCACCTATGTTGGTGGCAAGAAAGTGACTATTAATCACGACGCTATGGCTGCTAACAACGAGGAGGTTAGAGATAGAATTGAGTCAGCAATTGTTGATGCGTTGCAAACAAAGTGGAGGGACATTGTTCATCCTCTTTCTTTAGCAGGCATTACTGACGCTGGAGGTGCTGTACCTGAAGTAACATCTATTGATATTGCTTAATAAACTATATTTTTAGTTTTAACTAGGGGTCGTTTTCGACCCCTTTTTTATTTTGTATCTTTAGCGTTATGATTAATGAGGTTCGCCAAACTGTACTCGCTATAGCGAATAAAAATAATTACGGATATATTTCTAGGCTTGATTTCAATCATTTTGCAAGACAGGCTCAATTAGAAATATTTAAAGAGTATATGTATGATTACAATACTCACGTTAACAAGCAAAATAAAAGGGTTTCAGTAAACCAATCTACAACCAGTCCTGTGGCATCTAACGATGGGTATGCTGACCTTGCGGAGCGTAAAAGACAAGTTATAGAGATATTCTCAACCTTAGCACCATTAGGCAACGCCACTGATGGGCATGTGTATGATAAGCCTAGCGACCTGTATCTTCTTAATAAACTCTTTTTTTATGATACTGAAAGGGTATCGGGCACAAAGGAGAGTGCGGTTAGTCCCAATAAGCTAGTAGATCCTTCACTTACGGGGGTGTCTGCATTTGGGAATACAGCGTCCGCAGGTGACTTGGTTGTAAACACTGATGATAACACCTTGGCCTTTGTGGTGGAGGTGGAGAGTGGTACTTCGCTGAAGATTACCGACAATATTTTTGGGGCGGGGGCGCTTAAATACAAAATATTCAATCCTAGTAAGTATAGTGAGATTGAGATACAGGACCCCTCGAAAATATTTAACCTAGCGGCATCTACGTTGGTTAATCCATCTACTATGTTTCCGTCTTGCTTGATGCAGGCTGATAACATTATAATGTATCCTAACACTATAACAAACCCTGGTAGCGTAATAACTCAATACGTAAGAAACCCAAAAGACCCAAAATGGACAGGGGTGACTGTTGGTGCTGCTCAAGGTCAAGAAATATTTGATGCCATCTTTTTGCCATCGATTCAGAAGGCAATCCGTCTCATCTTGACACTTTCCGCCCCGATGCTGTTAGCCGCCATCGGTACGGGTATCGCCGTGTTTATTTTTCAGGCGACCACCA